GCCCATGGTGCCACTGTCGAATGCCACCAGCCGATCGTTCAGCCGCTCGAGCACCGACATGCCCCAGAGGTTTTCGCTGATCCGCTGGTTGAACGGCAGCTCGATGCCGTCCATACGGATCACCCGCGAATGGTGTAACCGCAGCTGCGGCAAGTAAGGGTTCTGCACCACCAGATCGTAGTATTCCGGCTTGCCGTAATCCGGCCCCCAGGCGCGGATCAGGCGGGCGTAGGACGGCTGCACCATCCAGCGATCCAGCACCAGGAACCCCTGCAGGGAATCCGGCGCGATGGTGTCGAGCTCGAGCGGCGTCGCGGTATCCTGGCCGTCGATCATCATCACCATCAACGAGCCGCCGTAGAGCCGCGACCATTTGATGGTCTCGTTGATCGACTGCCACATCGACAGCTCGTTGATTGCGGTATTGATCTTTTCGATCTGGTCGGGCGGCGTGTCGGAATTCATCGTCACGCCGGCGCGGGTCATATCATCCGCAACGACATCGACCGCCGCGCCGACCAGCCACGAGCCGCGATACATCCATTCTAATTTCTGCCGCAGCCGGGTCAGCGGCTGGTAGTTGTAGCTGGTGTTGGACAACAGGTTCGGCATGCCGAACCCGACCCGGGCGGCGAAGTTCTCCACCGAGTCATTGAGCGCGCCGGCCCAGCTGGTGCCGTCGGTGGTCAGGCCGGTGCCGGCGCGCACCGAAACACGCGGCTTGGTCGCGTCGCTCATCGTCGGCGGTGAGTCGCTCACAGATTGGCCCAGACGTTGAGGTTGGTCTGCGCGATCGACTGGAAGGCGCGCGCGGTGGCGTCGACGTCATCGTCGTGCGGCAGCTGCGGGAAGCCCTCGAGCATCTGGAACCACCTCTCATTCCAATCGCCGCGCAGCACCAACACGTTGCCGGCCTCGGCCTGTGCCGAGAACGGGGAGAACCGTGTGATTTTGTCGCCGGTCTCCGGCGAGTATTCGATCGGGAAGCCGGCCAGCATGCGCACGAAGCCGGCGACCTGATGCTTGCCGGCCTGCCCGGGATCCTGCGGGATGTTGACCTTGCAGCCGTAGCCGTCCTGGGTGGAGGTGTTGAGCACCATGCGCTCCACCTCGGCCGGGGTGCCACGAGCGAACGCCACGTGCAGCACGACATACATACCCTGCAGGGTGCGACCCATTTTGACGCCGACCGTCCAGTCCGGGTCGGTATCGCCACCGGGCGTCTCCGGCGTCGCCGCCAGATCCCAGCCGCGCGCGCTCTGGATCAGCGCCGGCTTGATGTCGATCACCTTGACCCAGCTGCGATTGAAATACAGCCCGGCCGACGGCTGGATCCGCCAGTTGCCGTTGAGCAGCCGCTCGCGCTCGACCTGTGGCAGCATCATCAGGTTGCCGCGGTAATTAGGATCGTTACGCTCGAGCGCCGGGTTGTCGGCCAGCCGTGCCGCGATGAAGGTCAGGCTTTTGATGGTGTCGGCGGTGTGGTCCGGATTGTCGCGTATTGCCGCGCGCTTGCTGTCATACCATTTCAGCGCGTCGTCGGCGCCGCGCACAAAGTATCGCACGACACCACTGCGCTCCATGATCGGATAGCCGCTGTCCGGATCCCACCACCACTGGATCAGCTTGGCGACCCATGAGCCGGCGTCGGCGTTGCAGGACGCGCGTATATACGGACGTATACCTGTGGTCGAGCGGTTGCGCGACATCAGATACATAAACTGGTATTGCGTGAACGTGGTCAGCTCATCGAAACAGATGCAACCAATCTGCGAGCCATGCCAGTCGAGCACGGTCTGGTCGTATTCGAGATGCGACAGTTTGACGCTGCCGCGGCCGGGCCACACCCATTCGAGACGATGGTTGACCGGAATGCCGTTGGCGTGCGGGAACAGCTTCATGGTCTCTGACCAGAGGCCGCCCGGCCGGCGCAGATCCACCGTGGTGCGGCGAAACATCACGGTATCGAAACCCTGCACCTTGGACGGGTAGCGCATCGCCTCGAGCAGCAGCGACCAGCTTTTGCCGGAGCCGGCGGAGCCACCAAAGATCGCGATATCCGCGTCGCAGCCCAGGAAGGTCTGCTGCGGGCCCTCCTGCGGCATGATCTTAACCGCGGCGTCAAATGCGGCGCTGGCACTCATGTGCGGGGCGTGCCGTCCGCTTCGCGGGTGATGCACACGTTCGCCCACATCGCCGCAGTGCGCAGCGTGCGCAGCACGTGGTCACGATCGGCGCCGGGCTGGAGGTGACCCTCGACATAGAGCGCGAACTCGCGGAACACGTGACGCAGATCCGCCATCTGCATCAGCTGCTCGTCGGTCGGTTTCAAATATTCAAACGTGGACTCATGCAGGATCACGCCGCCTCCTCCGCCTTGCCGTCGATGGTCGGTGGCCCGGGCTCGGGTTCGATCGCCTCCGGCTTGTCGCGGCCGTTCGATGGCATGAAGAAATGAACGGTTTCGCGCGCTTCGGCGAACGGGTCGAGCCCGCGCATGTCGGCCGCGGTCAGCTTCCACTCCGGCCCGCCGCGGGTCAGCAGCCAGTATTTGATCGCCGCCACGTTGCCGGCGAAGCCCTCGGTCACCAGGGCGAAGCCCATCTTGGCGGTGACCATGTCGCGGCCGTCTTCCAGCTCCTGGTGAAAGTGCTTCGTCAGGGTGTGGTTGGCGATGTCGAGCACCTTGCTGATGGTCTGGTGGGCGACCCCGTTGCTGGCCAGGATCCGCACCTGCTCGCGCTCCTTATCGCTCGGCACGAACGGCTCGAGCCGTCCGTCCGGGCCCTTGGCCTCCGGCGGCAGCTTGCCGCCTTCCCGCATCAGCGCGGCGTATTGGTTCGACATCGGGATAACCCCTTTTGTTGACATCTGGGGCAAAAACGGTCACAAGGAGGGTGCACACATTTTGGAGTCCCTCGATGACCTTCTCTCGCACTGATCTGTTGAATCTCGCTTTGGCGGTCTCCGCCGCGGCGAGCAGCGCCTACATCGACGAGCGGCTGTCGACCGCCGCCACCCAGCACCACCTCGCCGCCCGGCTGTGGGCGGAGGTTGGCTACGACGCCAAGGCGAAGCACCACAGCATGCTGGCCGACGCGATCAGCAACGAGATGATCGAGCTCGCGGCCGGCGACGTGGAGTGCGTGGCATGAGCGATTTTTACGTGCGCTGCCGGCTCACCCCGGTCCCCGCGTTTGAGGTTTGGCGCCTGTCCACCGACACGAAGGTCAGCAGCTTCGTGGTCAAGAACGGCGAGTGGGATGTCGCCGAGTATCTGGCCAAGCTGGCGGCCAAAGATCTGAACGAAGGGATCGCGTGATGACCAAGCGCAAAGACTTCACCCCGGAAGCATTGCGCTTCGCGCGCATGGCCCTGACCAAGTTCAACGAGCACAGCCCCGGCGCGGGCCAGTCCTGCGCCTTCCTGGTCGGCTTCTCGGTCGCGCTCGGCTACGCCCGCCTCGTTGGGCTGCCCGACGCCACCGAGCAGGAGGCGGTCAGCGCCGCGGCGGTCAAGCTGGCCGGGCGGGAGGAGCTCGAGCCATGAGCCGCAAGATCCGCTACCGTCGGAAGCCCTGCCCCCACTGCCGCGACCTGATCACCACCAACGCCCTCGGCCGCGCGGCTCATATCCGGTTCTGCGACGGCGCGCCCAAGCCTGACCTAAAACCGCTGTCGCCCGGCGATCTGCTGAAGATCGTCAGAGGGGAGTCGGTGCGATGAACCTCGAGATCACCGCGGAGTCGAGCTTCGGCTTCGGTATCGAGCTCGACGGCAAACACTACTGGCTGGCGCAGCACGGCGGCGAGTGGCGCCTCGACGGCCGTTGGGTGGCCTCCAAGACCATCGAGTGGCCCGAGGCCCTGGCGCGCGCTCTGCGGATGGTGACCGGGCAGGGGCTGACCCGGCGCACCCGGGTGGCCATGGATAACAACCCATGACGCATCCCCTGGCCTACCTGAACCCCGACGCCATGGTGGTCGAGGACCTCGGGCCCCTGGCGCGCAACCTGCGCCGGCTGGCGCACTATTGCACCCTGCGCCAGATCGCCCTGCGCTACCGCGCCCATGGCGCGATCGACGCGGCCCTGGACGCCGAAGCTGACTGCGAAACGCTCTACACTAAGCTTCCACCGGAATGGAGGTGGTGATGCTCTACTGGTCATTCACCCTGGTCGCGCCACTGCTGGCCGCGCTGCTGGCCACTGTGCTGGTCGCGCTACTGACCAACGACGACGACTGATGACACCGAAACGGTTTCAGGAATGCCTGCACACCATGCGGCTGTCGCGGCGCGATCTGGCGCGGGTGTTAGGCTGCAGTCCTGGCGCGACGCGGCACTGGTCACTGGGTGAACGACCGGTGCCGCAGCCGGTCGCCGACTGGCTCGAGGATTGCGTCGAGGTGCGCGGCAAATATCCGGAACCACCACCACCGCAGCATTGGCGGGCACCGCACGTCTATTCGACCAACAAGAACGCGGAAGCCAAACGCAAGTCCCGCGCCAAGCAAAGGGAAACCCCATGACCGACCTCACACCAAAAGGTCCAGTCGGCAAGATGCTGGATCAGCTCCAAAGGGATTCAGCTATGATCGATCATAACATCGTCGAAGTCTGCCGCGCCTATGCCGAGCTGATCTGTTCGGCGCGGCGACTACGCAATGACTACTACCCACACTGCTTTATCGCAGCGGCGCGTGCGCTGCTCGGTTCCGCGCCGATCGACGCCATGCCGCATCTCGACATGGTCAAAAAAGTGCTGGAGATCGATACCACAGTGACCACGGTCAGCGTGGTGTTGCTGCGGGCGTCGCTGATGACCATGCAAGAGGGAACCAAGCGCTGGGTGATGCGCGACGTGCCCACCGATCCAGACGCGGGCAGTGATCATATCCCGATCAACATCACCTGCCCGCGCTGCAACAAGACCAGCTGGAATTTGAACGATATTCGCAACGGTTGGTGCGACAACTGCAAAGCCTACACCGCACGGGAGACCGCGCCATGACCAAGCCCATCGACTGGCAAGACCAGCTCAAGCGCGACGTCTATTTCGCCCGCACTGCGTTGCTCAAACAAGGCAGCCTGATGCCGATGTTCATCCTGCACTGCCCAGACGAGGTCAGGATCGTCGGCGCCGGCTGGGCCGATGCCACCGAGAAGCGCCGCGCCCAACAGATGGTCGGGCTGATGGCACTCGCCGCCAATGCCACCGCCATTAGCTTCATCTCGGAGGCCTGGAGCCGCGCGGTGATGCGGCATCCCCGCGAGACCGAGGCCGAGCATCAGGCGCGCATCGACGCGGTGCGACCAGCCGAGGCGGAGGACCGCGCCGAGGTGTTGATCGTGTCGCTGACCTATCGCGAGAACAACGAGCGGCACTCGCTGGTCACCACGCTCGACATGATGCGCGCTATCGACGGCACGTTGACCGAGGTGATTGAGCGGGAGGCAGTTGACCAAGAATTTGGCGGCACCATGACCGACCTGTTGTGCCCGGTGGAGACTACGCCCGATATCCGCGCGGCGGCGCAAGTCCTGATCGAAGCGTTCTGCAAGAAGCACGGCATCGATCTGCAGAGCATGCAGCTCAAACCGGAGACGCTGCAATGAGCGAGCGCGTGCTGCGCGTCTATCTCGGCGACGGCCTTTACGGCGAGTTCGACGGCTACATGGTGACGTTGACCGCGCCGCGCCTGGGCAGCACGCATTATGTCGGGTTGGAGCCCGAGGTGATGCAGTCGTTCCTTGACTGGATCAAAGCCCTGGCGCTGACTTATCCCGAACTGTTCGATCGGTGGAAGCTGGAGAGG